TTCGAGTGTTTCTTCCCTAACATCCCTTTCGGTGGTTCTTTACCAGCCCACATTGCTATTCCCTTATTCCACGGTGAGAGACCTTTCATCGAGGGTCTTCACTTTTCTTTCTTGATGACTTATGTATCTTTCTTGATAAATATCCATTACTTTGTTGCATTACAGATAGTTTGCCACTTTACATCAGCGACTAGATGTTCAAAGGTATCTATTATTTTTACATTAGGGAAAACTTTACCTACTCTTTCTATTAAGCTCTTTTCTGAAAATACAGCGTGATGTTCAGTTACTTCTAGTGAACCGAATGCTACTTTTATTAAAAACTCATAATCCAATTCTCCTCTGTTGTATAGTTCAAAAGCTTTTTCTGTATCAGGTACTGTTATCGTTATCTTTCCTCCTGGTTTAAGAACTCTTCTCCACTCTTCTAATCCGTTACTATCGGCAGTTAAGTGTTCCAACATATGACCAGCGTATATCTCATCGACTGAATTATCAGGGTAGTCTAGCTTCTCCACATCCATAAAAACATCTGGTTTCATTTTCTCGTCAGTGTCTAGGTTTATCCATCCTTGGATTTTCCACTTGTGGCATCCTAGGTTTAATTTTATTACAGTATTAGTAGGTCGATTTGTCATTCTTTTGGTATTCATCTATTTATATTAAATGCATTGATAGAATTTATCCCACTTATCGAAACTGGTGTAATCTTCTAAAACTTCTTTAGTAGCATTTTTGACCATTTCAGCTCTTTTTTCTTCGTTTTCTATCAAAAAACTTAACTTTCTTACCCATTGTGACTCATTATCAGCGATATATCCTGTTTTACCATCTTTTACTGAAAACTCATAAGGGTATACTTTGCTCCCAATAAACGCTGCTCCTGCCATTGTAGACTCTAGCCATTTGATATTAGACTTACCTGCATTAAATGCGTTTCTTTCTAATGGTGCTATTGAAATGTCTATGCCTAATTCAGTAAATAGCTTAGGGTATTCTGTGTAAGGTACTCCTGGAATGTTTGTAGTCTTTAAATCCTTATAAACACTTATTGCTGTTCCCATTATAATAAGCTCTACCTTGTCTCCATATTTCTTTTGAATCTTCTTTAAAGCTCCTTCAACCTCTGCCATATCTGGTATATGAGTTGGTGACCATACCCATGCTATCCTTACTTTATCGTGTTTCTTTCTTTTGAACTCCCACTCACTAGGGATAATGTAATTAGGTAATACTACTATATTAGAGTTCAAAGGCTCTAGCGCTGTTTTTAGTGGTTCTGTTGAGACTGTTACCCAATCCGCATCAGACACGCTTTGAGTCATCATAATTCCTCTATTCACAAATTGACTTGCTGAACCTTTAGATATGTTACCAGTTGGTATCTGCCAGAGATTGTCATCAATGTCTACAACTATCTTAGCCTTGGCCATTTTCTTCATAGAGTGTAGTACGTCCAGTGTGTGAAAGTCTGCGATATACTTGATCACCCATATATTCCCAAGCTTTCTAAACTTTTCTGCAAGCTGTTCTATTGTCTTCTTGTCGTTCTTTCTAAGAAGTTCAGTCCTTACGTTGGCTTTCAGGTTGTCTATGAGTGGGTCTATCCTATATTTGCTAACGGAAGACCTGCGATGTCTCAATGCTAGTATTTTGTTCATGTTTTTTAAATTTTTCTTACTATGACACTTGCTGTGACATTTTGGACACAGCCACTCAACTTCTAATGGTTTGGCATAATCTTTATGATGCCCCTGTATATTATCTGATTCTCTTAAACAAGCTGAACAGTCTTTAGGTTTTTTGATTCTACCTAATTTGACTGCCGAATATATCTTTGCATGTGCAGATTGGATTTCTTTATTGTTATTGCAATACTCTACACGCTCCCTTATAAGTTTTTCTCTGTTTTTAAGATACCCAGTTCTTTTATGTTTTCTTACCTTTTCAGGATTTCTCTCTCTCCAAAGCTTCTTATACTCTGCTATTCTATCTTTATTTTTCTCCTTCCACTTTTTAAGTTTCTCTTTGTCTCTCATAATTGCTTTCGAACCTTATCGGATATGACGGTTCGAAGTGTCTATCCGATAGGAACAATTTTAAATTGTTATATGTACATTATAGCATAAATACTGCAGTAAATATAGGCTATTACTATGCTGACAATTTCATGTCAAGGAATCTATCTGCTCCTTTTGTGAAAGTCTTTACTCCGAATACTGAAAGCATCTTAACAACCTGACCGAATTTAAGTGGGTCTTTGTCAATTTGAGTTGTTGGTGCAATTTGCATTGCAAGGCTGATTGAATCAGCTGCTCCAAGGTAACAATGGTAACCAGAAGTTGTTGTATCAAGATTTTCTGATACATATATCTGCCATCCCATGAAGTCTCCAGCGTAACCATTCTTAAGTGCTGCGTCTTGAACATTGAATCCAGCTGATGCCATTTTCTGTTCAATAATTGATGCTGCGTTGTAAGTTACAACTGCTACTGCTCGTTTTCCTTTCAAAGCCTTTCCAAGAACTGCTCTACCTTTAGAAAATACTTCAATAACATTAGTGGTTGTAAGAACAATGTCTCCAGTTCCACCAGCTGCTAAATCTGATTTGTCTAGGGTATCTCCAGCGTTCAAGATTTGAGCCAAGAATACTGTATCAATCTTTTGTTTGATAGCATCTGTAGACTCTCGAACTCCTGCATCCATTGCTGAATAAAGGTTCTGTTTCTTGTCTACTGTATCAAGATAGAATGAACTTTCCCATTGTTGGTCAATTGTTAGGTACTCATCTGTTGATCCTAACGCTTGTACTGTTACATCTGTACCTTTCACATAAGCTGTAGGTGTCAATGCTCCAAAGTATGGGAAGTGTACTTGCGTACCTTTGGAAATATCTTTCTTAATTTTAACGTCTGCAATTTTCATTGCTACTAACTCTTTGTACAGGTTCTCTTGAATCATGTCTCTCCAGTTCTCAGGATTCAAGGCTGCAACTACATTTGTATAAGCCATTTTATTTTAGCCTATCTACATGTCACTATTTCTTTCTTTAAGCACTTGGTGTTTTAACCACTCACTCTTCTGTGCAGGGGTTAATTTACCTACGTCTTTGTCTTCTACTTTTCTAACGTCTACTTTCTTACTTGAAACAATGCCATTAGAAGGCGAATCTATTTTAGATTTGTTTGTTTCCTCTTGGGTTTTGGCATTCTCTAGTGACGTGGCTTTATCTCGTAGGGTCTTTTCTCCCTTCCAAGCTTTCAAGATACTTCCGCCATACTTGGCATCTGCAAATATCTTTAGGTCATCCTCCACTAATTCAGCGTTGGGGATTTGTGCGAAAAACAATTCACTTAGGTCATCGTGCTGATTAGGCTCTTTAACTTCTTTGACTGTTTCTTTTACTTCCTCCTTTGGCTGGGATTTTAGTTCACCATATTTAGTAGCAAGTTTCTGAGTCCCTTTTAAAAGGCGGTTATACTCTTCTCTTGTTACTGGTGCATCTTCTTGCGTTTCATCATCGGCAAAAAGACTTTCAAAATCATCTTCTGCTTCCTCTGATTTCACATTCTCGTCAAGGGTAGATTCCTCATTCTCGTCGAGTGTAGCTTCTTCTTTGGTCATTACTTTAAGGTTACTATCCGACCACAATCGTTTAAATACGATTACATAATGGGCGGAAGATTAACCTCAAAAGTTAATCGTTATACTGTTTTTAATGTTCTGGGATGTCTTTAGAGCTGACCCTTTAGCTATCAGAATAGACTTAACTTCTTCTGGTGTTGCTTTAATCATGCTCTCGATACTTCCGCTAAGGTCTTTATTCAACTGTATCTCTTTATCTAGTATCCCTTCTATGATGTATTTCTTGAACTTTCTATCCTTTGAGAGGCGTTGAAAGTAATCTAGTCTTGTTTGTTCTTCGGCAGATACCTTCTTGGTCTCTTTCTTTTCCTCTTCTGCTTTCTCTTTATCATAAAATACACTCTTCATTCATTTAGATTACTATTAAAATGCTGGAGCAGGTGGCGCTATCGCTCCTTATTCCTGTACTTGAGCCTGTTCTAGTAGTGCTTGCTCTTCTGCTATTTCCTCAGGTGAACGGTCATATGAACGAGGATTCAATCCTTGTAGTCCTAGTATCTCATCTTCTATCTTAGCTTTGCTCTTAGTTGATGTTGGGTCGTTCTTTAATGCTGTTAGTGCATCAAATCGTCCTTTAGTGTCCACTGATTCTTGTGTCATATCAAACTCAATCAAGTATTCCATGTCTTTGGCAATTGCTTTCTTAATCTCCGGGAATCTCATATCTCCTTGCTCCATAAGTTCTTGGTGTACTGCCTCTCTGTTAGCAGCATACTCTTCTTCTGTAGGGTACATCCCAGTAGATTCTTTAACATCTATAGCCCATTTGTTCATAGCTGTATCAATAAGGAACTTGTCTAGTTCTTCTAGTTGCGTAGGATTACCGATAATAGCGGTGAGTTCATTCTCATCTATCTCGTCCCAGATGTCTTGCTCGTATCCGTTATTAAACAGTTTCTTCATACCATGGTGCATACGTTCTCTAACGAAATCAAATACTGTGTTAGCTATTTGCTGGTTGATTGAAGCTTGCGTTGCTGATGTTGATGCTGGTATTTCCTCTCCTGTACCTTGTGCAGTTACTCCGATAATCTGTCTCATTAACTCGTATATCTTTTGTTCAAATAAATCAAAGTCTTGTAGTTTAGGGTCAAATGGAAAGTTGTCTATCTCTTCACCGGGATTCAAGCTTACTACACCACCTTCTAATAGGTTTGAAATGTTCTCTTGTAAGAGTTCTGGTAGGTTATCAGTACCTTGTACCTTTTTATGGATATGAACGCCTAGAGATGCTTTTTGGACGTTCTTAAAGGCAGTATTGAATAGCGTGTTATACATTACCTCTGTTCCACTCAATAGTTCACCACAACCCATGGCTTGCTGTCTGCCTGGTACTTTAAATAGGTCAAACTGTTCGTAAGGGAATCTTAATTCTTGCTTACCAAGTTTTCTAGCCATTCTACGAGATGTTCTGTTCTTCTTTAAAGGACTTGTAAAGGTATCTAACTGTACGAAGGGACTCCAGTCTTCTGGATTAGCTAGGTCGTCTTTGCTTGTTACTGTGTTGTCTAAGGCTTTAACACAAATCTTTTTACCGTCATCATCAAATGTCCAGAACTCTAACACCTTAAATTGTGACTCTCCTTGCTTTTGCATTTCAATCCATACGTTTTCTACTGCATCCCAGTTATCCTCCCACTCTTCTTTGTGGCTCTTCATCTTATCGTAGGAGTAATACCCCATCTCTAAATGCCTTCTTTTGTTTGGGTCTTGTATGTTTGTTTCTGTAATGTAGTTTCGTAGGTCTACTAATTCAACCTCTCCGTCTACTCTCTTAACAATAGCTGAACCAAACCAACACATGAAAGCCATGATTTCATCTATAAACTCTCCAAATCCTGTTCTACCTAGATGAGATATAAAAGCCATTCTCAATAAAGCTGTGAATCTTACTTTGATTCCGTTCAATGACCTGATATTAAGATGTTTTAAGTCTAGGTCTGACCCTTGGATAAGAGTTCTGTATACTACCCATGACTTACGCATAAAGGTACGCATGAAGCCACTAGGCTCTACCTTACCACTTGCGAACTGTGCATTGTATTGTCGGTAACTTTCATCATTCACCTCTCTCATGTTGTATGATACTCCTTCTGATACCTCTACCCTACCTTCTGAATAAGTTGAGATAAAGTCTTCTATTTCTTTGATGTAGCTTTTTTGTTCTGGCATAGTTAGTTCATAAGTCCCCTGTTTATATTATAAGTATTTCTTTCTATTTGTTGTATCGGTTGTGCTATTTGTACCTGATAAGCTGTAGCATCTAATACATCATCATGGACTCCTTTAGGAAATGATACTTGGTCTTCTTCTAGGTCGTTGCAAGCACCCTTTATATGATAGATTGACTTGCTTTCGTATCTTGGAAGTAATGCTCTTATTCTTGTTTCTTTAGCTGTTTGATTGTGGTCTAGTTCTACTATTGGAAGAAATCTGTTTCTTCTTCTCATCTCTTCTTCTAAAAATGGCTGTATTGCCTGTAGATAGATTGTTTTTTCTATTCCTATCTTGTCTATTCTGTACTGTTCATGCAGATTAAACATCAAATCTATTAACTCTAGTGGACTAATCTTCTCTTTCCAGCTCTTAATGTTCCACTTATTCTCTGTGTCTGTGAAGTTTAAGCACAATCCTGTGAAGTCTGCTGATGCTTTCTGACTTATCGCAGTGTCTATTGATAGTGTTCTATAGGTATTGAGGCTTAAAACGTGTTCTAAGTCCCTATATTGCCAGAAACTTTCTTTAAACTCTTGTGTTTCACTTGATACTGGTGTTTGTTGATAAAGTGCATTCCAGTCATATAATCCAATCGTGCTTTTTATATTCTCTAGTGTATCTAGGTTATACTTCTCTTCCCATAATGGCTCACCTTTCTTTCTGTGTTCTTCATCTTTAACTGCTATTGCTGGGAATTGTACTACTTCCCAATGCTCTTTGCCTTCTTCCATAGCCTTTAGAAGTCTTCCTGCTAGGTCGTCCTTATGCCATCTAGTCAGAATTAGGATAATAGCTCCATTCTTCTCTAGCCTTGTGTATAGTGTTGAGGTGTACCAGTTATAAACCTTATCTCTAATTGTCTTCGACTCTGCTTCTTCTCTATTCTTGAATGGATCATCTATTACTGCTAGGTCTGCTCCACGTCCTGTAATAGCTCCACCAACTCCTGTAGCTGTGTATCCTCCTCCTTCACCTGTAAGCCATTTAGCCTTAGACTTACTATCATCTCTTAGCTTTGTGTTAAATATGTCTTGGTATTCTTGTATATCTACTAGGTTTCTAGTCTTATATCCGAAATCTTGAGCTAGCTCTGCACTGTATGAACTTGTAATAACTTCTTTGTCAGGGTGTCTTCCTAGATACCACGCTGGAAACTTAATTGAGCTTAATTCACTCTTTCCATGTCTAGGTGGTACAAATATCATTAACCTTTTAACTTCTCCTTTCTCCACTCTTGTTAGTTGCTTTGCTATTTCTTCATGCAACCAAGTAGGAATATAGTTTCTATCAGTATAGATTGAAAAGTCTATTAAGTCGTTACTTGCTATCTTCTGAAAGGCTTTTAATTCTTCTTTGGAGTATCCTGTCTGCTTGTTCATCTGTTAGAGTATTTAATGGTTCACCGTCTTGACCAGTAAGCTCCGTTCTTTCACTGTATACCTTCTTACCTAAAGTCTTTGCTATTGTTGTGCTTACGTCTGTTTTTATTCTTAGTAATTGAGGGTTTTCTTTGTCTTCTTGTATAGTATCCATGTCTAATACTTTCTCTAAATTCCTCTCTGCTTTGCTTAACATATCCCTACGTCTAAGCCTATCTTTTCTTCCCTTGAACCACCCTTGAAGAGTTATGTTATCTGCATGGTCTTCGCTATACCCTGCTTCTATTGCTGCTTGCTTTGCGTTTCCTATTCCTTTTGCTATCCCTTTTGTGTATATATCCCACATCTTTTGTTCTCTGGGGTCTGATGTAGATCCGTTCGAGCCAAATGGATTTGTCCTAATTTTTTCTTTCATATCCTCCTTTGTTATTTGCTACTAATCTAGTCTTTCCTTTGGTGTTTTTGAATACTGATACTATAATGCTGTCGAATTTATATCCCTTTGGTTTTTGTGCTTTATCTCCTATGTTAAACTTCATTGATATACATTACTTTAAAATATCCTGTAAAATCAACAAAACTACCAATCTCTTGGAGCTTGTAGTTATGAAGGTTTTCTGAAAGTGTATAAATCACTAATTTCCTCCTTAATGTTATATCTTATTATACCATAGAAACTAAGCAAGTGTCAACTATTTTATTCCCTTATGTTTTTTATATGCCTTTGTTTCACCTTATCTTAGCCCTTTATATCTTTAGTAGTCAATAACACTTGACATTACATGTGGACATGCTATACTGTAGTTGTTAAGTTAAGAAGTAAAAAAAACAAGATGACAAAAGGAGAACTACTACTACTTATTGTAGGAACTATCACTATCTGTACATTCTGCTATATAGGAATGAAGAACAGTGATGAAAGAATAGAAAATTATATTAAAGTGTTAGATGCTAAGATAGAAGCTGAGAGAATTATAAGATAGCTTTTCCACCTGCAATCTATAAGATTAGGTTGTGGTGGGAATGTTATCGAATGATAAATATTTGAAACATTCTTAAATCATTTTTGTTTTATATTCCCTTACTTGATTGAACCTTGATGGTTGTGGAGCGATACACTGGTATCCTTCCAGAGCAATTAAGCTCTAATAATTAATAATCTGGAACTTTGGGGTGTTTATACCAAAAATCAGATGAATAAAATTAAAAGTGCTGTTATTGAAAAGAAAAAGAATGTTAAGAAGTGTTTTAAGTCAAAGAGAAATGTCGATAAGCGTGTGTATCTGTTTGTAATAGTAATCTATGCTATCTTTGGTCTAGAAAGTGTCGCTAAGACGATATATGACGGTTCTAGTGCATATTTAGAGAAAAGGTTTAGTAAGACTGTTATAGTAAATGAGGCTGTTGCTAAAGACCCAACTGTTTCCAAAATAGAAACTGTTAAAGAAAATGTTACTTGTAATGACTGGGCAGAAGAGTTTGGTGGAGCTAATACGGATCTAATCAAAAGAATCATTAAAGCTGAATCTGGTAATAATGAGCTTGCTAAGAATCCTACATCAACTGCCTCTGGATGCTCCCAATGGTTATGGGGGTCGTGGCATAACTATGGAACTGAATATTGGGGAGATGAATTTTTTGAAAAGAGCGTGTGGAGTCCTAAGGACAATGTTCAGCTTACAGCATATGTTATAGATAAATATGGTTCAAGCCCTTGGAATGCTTCAAAGCATAACTGGGAATAACTTAATTAAGTACTTAAATTTGAAGTTAAGTTTGCCTTAAATAAGCCACGCAAAACAAGTTTTATAAATTAAGTACTTAAAAAGCCCTGACAAATGTTGGGGCTTTTTTTATTACACTAAACTATCTTGTTTATTTTCTATTTTACATCCGTCTATTCTAACCTCGGCTATTTTACAATATTCTTCTTCTCTTTCTATCCCTATAAATTCAAATCCCTCTAGCTTAGCTCCTATCCCAGTTGAGCCACTTCCCATATAAGGGTCTAGGATAGTTCCGCCTTTAGGAGTTATTAGTCTGCAGAGGTATTGCATTAGTTTGATTGGTTTGACAGTTGGATGTGAATTTGCTCTTTTAACTTTTACTGCTCCATAAGCTACTGCTGCTTTCTTTAGTCTTTGTTGTTCAGAGTCATTATCATCATAACCATCATTAGCTCTACCACCACCACCACCTCTAACTTCTTTCTCCTCAAACCCCTCTAGCCCTTTATTCCTTTCGCTCTTTGAAGCCTTAGCTTGGTATATAAATCGGCTT